GATCCTCTGCCGGGATGAGTTGTTTCGAGATGGCTTGCTCCGTCCGGACCAATCGCTGCCGGAGCGAGTACATGAGAAACCCGAGATTAAGGTTCTCGATCGAGCTCGCCCATGAGCTCGCCTTATCCACGATTCCGACCAGGACCGGAGGAACCGCGTAAGCCCGGCATATCTCCTCGTTCCCGAGAACGCGGGATTCGAGAAGTTGCGCATCATGCGGGGAGAGACGAAGGCTGTCGGCAAGAGGGACCGGCTCCCATCCGGCCTCAAGCACCATCCAGCGGCCGGCATTTTTCGGGAGTCCGAACTCGGCGAGCGCCGCTTTGATCTTGTCGCGCTGCTCTGTCGTGAGCGTGCCGGGTCCGGTTTTCATAAACCCGCCGGCTTTCAATCCGTTTTGAAACAGAGTCGATGCCGCGGAATTTGCGTCTATCTGCGCGCCGATGGTGTCGGCGTGATAGGAGAGCGGACTCAGGCCGACGAGTCCATCGACCGTAAAACCCTTGAGGTGAAAAACTTCCGTCGCGGGGAGGTCGAGCTCCGTCTCGCCGTTTTTGTACCGATAACGCAGGTTGCCCGCGTTATCCCGGAAAGGCGTCACACCTTCGGGTCGCCAGGGTTCGAGGGAGATAACTCTCCGACCGTCGAGCATTTTTCGCGAGTACCCATTCCCCCAAAGATCGACGCTCGCATGCATCATCTCCCAATACTCGGAAGCCGTCATGTCCGCATTCGGCGAGGAGTGAAGCACGTTGTAGAGCGGGTAATCGGTGGCGGCTTTCTTGTTTGCGCCAATCAAGTGAAGCGGCAGCGATGACATCGTCGAGCAACGCAAATTCACGCATGCCCACAAAACAGAAAGTTTCAACGCCTTTTCAGGCGTGACCACGGCGCCGGAGGAACTCCGCGCCCCGAGGAAAGGCGATGCGCTTTGCCTGCTCGCGCCAAACGGGCGGAACCCGCCAAGCGCCCAACCCTCGAACCGATGCCAGAATGAAGCGCTCATGCGATCACCAGATTGTCTAGAAAGTCGTCGAGGTTTTGCGGTTCGCCTTGCTCGCTGATCGAAAGCCCGGTCGCCATGAGCAAAGAAACCATGTCGTCTATTTTGTCCGTAGATCGCCGCCGATCCGGGGCGGAGTTCATATTCGCATCATAGCGCGGCACCAAGTTAGATGCACACCAGAGGAGAACCGGGTCGCCCGCATGGGCCAGGCGGCCGGCGTGGTATGCGCGTTCAAGCCCTTGCATGGCCGGATGATAGGACTGCGGCCCCTGCCGAAATTCGACCATCGGCAAGCCGGCGGCGACGAGCCTATTCACCAGGTCAAGCGCATTCCATTTGTCATACGCGATCCGCTGCACATTGAACCGATCGAACTCGCCTTTAACTGCCGCCTCGATCACCTCATAATCCGTAACGTCCCCCGGCGTTTGCTCAATCAATCCGGAGGCAACCCATCCGGCATAGGGGACAGTTCCGCGCTCCGTTCGCTGCCTCACGGCATCCTCCGGAACCCAACGCCGGCCCCACGTGTAGAGCACCCCCCCGACATTCCACACCAGACGGAACGACGTTAAATCTCGGGTGCTTGCGAGGTCAAGAGCGGCATAGCACGGATGCGGCCTCAGGAAATCAAGATCGACAGCGCCGCCGCAGTTTTTCCATCGAACGATATTGATCCATCCGTTAGCGACTGAGCTCTGCCGATTGAGCCGCTTGATGCGAAACTCGGCGAGGCGGCCGGGCATCTGCTTTGCTTCGATTGATTCCTTTTTCAATTCTGACGACAGCACGCGATTGACCGTAATTAGCGGGTTCGCTTTCTCCCATGCCGACTCACAAAAATCTTCGTCGTCGTCGTCGAGCGCATAGATGATCGCGAAATAATGCTCGGCTTCTACCGCGCCCTCTAGCACCTGCTTTGCGAACGCGCGCTGCTCCGGCCACGGCCCCGGCGTCTCATAGCCCTCTGTCGTGGTGAAAAGAAAAAGCGGGTTCGATCTTGCGCCGGCCGCAGACTTCAACACGTTCAATAGGTCGTGCGTTTTGTGCGCGTGCAATTCGTCAAGCCCGACAGCGCTAGGATTAAGTCCGTCCTGAGTTGACGCCTTAGCATTGATCGGCTTGAACGTGCCGCCGTTTTTGTAACACGCTATCGCGTTGGCGAATGCGTCGCATTGAAAATGCTCCCGCATATCAGGCTCGCGCTCGACCATCCGTTTTGCAATATTGAAAACAATTCGCGCCTGCGCGCCCGTGGTCGCAGCCGATACGACTTGCGGGCCGACCTCGCCTTCGCATAGTTCGCAGTAGAGCAAAACCCCGGCCGCCCATGTCGATTTAGCATTCTTTCTCGCGACAGCAAAAAGCGCCGTCGTGAACCTTCGCGTCCCGTCGCGGTTGCGAAAACCGAAGATGTTGACCGTGGCGAATACGTGCGCGGGGTGTAGAACGATCGTCTCCGAATCCCATTTTCCCTCGACATGCGGGAGGCATTCGATGAATCGGCACGGATCGCAGGCATGCCGCCGATCGAAATAGAACGGCGATGATTTTTTTTCGGATCGCTTTAGGTCGGAAAGGAACCGCGCAGCCGCAAGCCTCGCCCACTTCCCGAAGCGCTTCCCTTTCTTGTCCGCTACCGCGCGACGTGCGTAATCGACAGCTATCGCGATGTAGTCGCGTTCAATGCTGGCGCTCACCTATCCCCGCGAATTTGTTATACGGGTTCGTATTCCTTCCGCCGCCGCCGGCAGCGCCGAACCTTGCGCGACTCGACGGAGTGAACCCAAGCTCGGCGGCGGCCTTGAGCATTATTTGAGCCTGCCTGTTGACGATCGCGATGTAAGGGCTTTGCTCCGGGATGCCTTTGACCGCAGACTTTTTTGTCATCCCGCGTCGGAGTTGGATCGCCGCCTTCCGATGAAGGTCCGCAGCGACAACCCAAATCGTCAACGCCTCGCGGTCTATGTGCCGCAGCAGGCCGCTCGGCGCCGACTGAATCGCATAGTTCCAGATTTCAAGCTGCGAATCATCGAACCAATCCGGAGCATCGACAAGCAACCCCTCCGGCATCGGCTCAGCCGCGGCGTCGATCGGACGCTTTCCCGGATTGCCTTCGATCACCTTGAGATGGGTCGGCCTCGGCTTTCGTCCTCTGGTCATGCCGCCCCCTCCCCCTGATTTCGGCGCTCCCGCAACAGCGAAACAGGTTCGCCGCGGGCCTCCGCGAACCGCGATTTTCTCGGGAGTTTTTGCGCATTGAAGGCCGCCGCGCCCATGCCCCCCCCTGTCCAATTTCGCGGGCGCAAAAAAACGACTCGGCCGACGTATCGGAAGGGAGGGGAGGCGAACTTTTCACCCCCCCCACCCTCCGCAGGGGCGCGCAGAGGGGCGCCAGGGCGCGCCCGCGCGCACCGCGCCACCTCCGCCCGGTCGCCGGCAGGGCTGCGCGCACGGCGCCGCGCGGAGGCGCGCAAGGTCACGGCACACCCTCGGACGTTGGCGCCGAGGCGCGACCGAACCCGCCGTTCTCCCTTGCCGTCTTGATCGAGTGACATCTCTCGCATAGCCCTTGCAAGTTCTCTCGCCTGTAGTCGTGAGCCGTCGCGGCGCGGCCGTCGATGTGGTCAACCTCCGTCGATGCCGCGATCACTCCGCGCGCGAGACAGTGCCGGCAAAGCGGCTCCTCGGCGAGGATGACCAGGCGCAGCGCGCGCCACGCCTCGGCGTTCGTCGCGAGTAGGCGCGCCGCCTGTCTGTCCCTCGACGGACCGCGATGCACGGCGACGGGTCGAGCATAGGTCGGGCGATAGGTCGGAGGCTTTCGCGGCATGCCGGCAGGATAGCCGCACGAATGGACACACGCCACCTCCCGCGCATCGCGCTTGCGCGCGGGATCGCATCGCGCTACCTTGCGATGGTGGCGCGCTGCCACCATGACCGGAGACGAACGATGTACGGAATCACGATCGCATGCGTACCACAGGGGAAAGGCGGGCAACCTGAGCCCGTCCGATTCGATGTTGATGAGCCGAGGCTCAGCCGAGCAATACCCGCCGCCCTCGCCGAAGCAAGAGCGATGCGCCTCGAACCTCAGCGCATCTTG